TTCCCTGATTCGCAGGTTTTACAAGTTCTTTAAGCTCTTCAACAGTTGAGCCAAAAATAAGATTTTGAAAAACTTTTATCACATCGCTTGAAGAAATATTGCAGGTTTTTACAAAATCTTTTAATTGTGATTTCTTTCGTCCTTTATTTTTTGGCTGGTTATCAGAAGTAAATTTATGCCGTCCTTTACTAAGAGCTTGCTGTTGTTTTTCTGTTATCATGCGTAACCTCCTTGTAAAATTCCACGTTATCAAATTTTATTATACTAATAACTTTTATCATAATCCATAGAAAAATAATAAAACAAAAAGCCTTATAAAACAAGAAAAAGCGTGGATAAAAAATACTGTTTACATGGACGAAAAAACGCGTTTACATGGACAAAATACCCCGAAAACGAGTTGAAATAAAAATTCTACCGTTTTTTATTCAGTAATTTTTTATAAAGTTCTGCCTGGTTTCTTGGTATGAAAAGTTTTTCAACAGCCTTAACATCACTGCCGCTGCATAGTGAAACCGACTTTTCTATTGCATCGATGCAGATGAAATCATCCGGCATATTGTACTCGCTTATTATGACAAGCTCCTTTTGCCGCAAAGCCCATTTGTAAAACTTCTGATGGTCAAAACCTCCTGCGGCGTATTCGTCTGTATTATAATAAGGAATATCGCAGTAAATTACAGAACTTGGAAGGATTTCGACTTCGTCATAACTCTTGTTAGACACGGAGAGCCTTTGCAGACTTTGCAGCCTTTGCAGACTTTGCAGCCTTTGCAGACTTTGCAGACTTTGCAGACTTTGCAGCCTTTCCAGGCTTTCCAGGCTTTCCAGGCTTTCCAGGCTTTCCAGGCTTTCCAGGCTTTCCAGGCTTTCCAGGCTTCTTAACCGTTTTTTCAGCTGGACTAAACCGACAGAGCCGTGTATAAGGTTTTCAAAAATACCTTCTTTTTTGTATTGCCTGTATTTTTTAATCTCATCTTGCGAAAACTCAAAATATTTTTTGCCCCAGACAATATATTTTTTCTTCCATTCGTCCGCATTTTTGGCTACCGTGATTCTGTCGGCTTTATCGGTTTTTATATCGAACGCTTCCAAAAGCGAAAAATCATTGAGGACACGGGCATAATGCAGGGCTTTTTTCCACGGCTCAACTTCCTTCGAGTAAATGTAATCCCTGCCGTTGTTTCCGAAGCTCCAGGCATATTTTATATAAGGGTCTTTGTCTTTCAGCCGGAAAAAATCTTCTCTTGAAATCCATCTTGTTTCATTCTGATATTTGCCGTAAACAGCTTCCATAAAAAGAAAATGGGAATCAGCTATGTCGTTTGCGGAGTAAGTCTGGAAAATATTTTTTTCCATCGCGCAATGCGTTATCGCACATCCTCCGGCAAAGAGGTCATAGAAATTTGTCGCTTTCGGGAAGTGTGAGCATACCCATTCAGCTATCTGGTTCTTGCTTCCCTTGTAGGGAACTCCGTATCTTTTCGTCATCAATTCATACTCCGTTTTTATCGGATTATATTTCATGCCGGACTTTAAAACAAGATAGAATGTTTTCATTTGCCACCGCTAATCTTCACAGGGTCGGGTGTCCGTAAGTTATCGGGAAATCTTTTTCCCTTGTCGCCGGATTCTCATAAATGACATCCTTCCTGTGGTCGGCTGCGTATTGACATTCAAGCCTTGCGCCCTTGCTTTTCTGCCAGTCCGAAAGCATATAGACGGCATCGCATATGTCTATCATCGCATAGCACACGTGCATGTAGTCTTCATGCGGAACGTCATCATAGGCGGGAAGGACCGAAGGAATGAAAACGGAATGGCCCTTGCAAATCAAATCGGCTTTCGCCTTTTCAAATTTTTCGTCAATGTCTTTTTTTTCAAGCCCGGATATTTTTCCGGCGACATAGATTTTCATTATGGAATTCCTCCTTTAATTTTCAAAAAAGCCTGCTGGAAGGACTCGGACCTCCCGCGCGCCAACGTGTTTCCACGTACTCCTATGGCGCTCCGCCCGGACAGGCTCCATGCTTGCCGTTTGGCTTGATTTTCTCAGCCTGCATAGATACTCGTCAAGTCGGCCCCGTGCATGGCGGTCTTTTCACTTTTCCAAATCCCGGAGGATTTCGGCGATGTGTTCGCCAATAAAAAATCCTGCCCGGAAAATCAAAACCTGTTCGCGTTCTTTTTGGTCATGGAACGTTCCCTGTCCAGCAAAGGCATCTACTTTTCTCTGCCATTCAACCGGGAGTTCCCTCCGAACCCACATGTCAAACATGCTTCCCATTTTCAATCTCCTTGTCCTTTTTTTCAGGTCTTCGGAAAAATTCCCACGCGGCAATTATTCCGACCTCAACGGCGAATGAAATTGAAGCCATTCCCAAAAGCCAAAGCAGTATGGCTAAAAATATATTCATGTCACGCCCCCCTCGCGTCCGGCAATCCAAGAAGATTCCGTCCTTCCCCGATTCCGATTTTAAGATTATAATTCCAATACTGATTTATTTCAGTTTCAGAAAGACCAAATTCTTCTTTTGCTTCTTCTTTAGAATGAATCCATCCGTTGATTCTCGCCATCTCGACATTCAGCTTCTGCATGAACTCCTTGCAGAATTTGATGTGACGGTTTCCGTTTTTGTAAAGTTTTAGGTTGCAGAAAAGTTTGCCGTCCTTAGTGCAAATATCTCTGTTAGACCATTCCGACAATTCAACATCTTCATATTTACCCGGAATTGCCAAATCAAGATTAAAACCAAGATTTTCTGCAATTACGGACAAGTCATAAAGAAATTCAAGGCATGAGTCCGTAAGTCTGCATCTGCTCCAGTCGGTGTCAAAATTACGCCAGTCAGTAACAATGATGCGATAATCAAGCATGATGTTTTTAAGTGTTTTTATAGCGCGGTCTTTTCTGAATTTGCCATATTCAAAACACTGTTCCTTGATATACTTCCAGTCTGAATCATTCCACCGAAGGTTTGATTTGTATCTGTGAATATTATCCGGATTTGCAAGCGAAAAGAAAAAATCCGTAAGCTGTTCATCGAACAACGTGTTGGAGTGGCGTATAATCCACATTGTAAGCTGGAAAATATTTTCGAGAGTAAAATCTATTGCGGTGTTATCATTTAATCTGTTGATAACTCTCTGGCGGCTTTTTGAAGTTAAACGATTTGTAATTTTGTCGTACCGTTTGAAAAGCATGTCCCAATAAAGATGTTTCAATCCCTGGAGCCTTTCTTTGAGGGATTTTTTAAGCATCGGAATGTCAACTTTTAACTCCGCAAAGATTTCAGCGTCCAGAGTTTCAAGGCTTCTGTAGTTGTTGTAAAGTTTCTCCATATCTTCATTGTAGAATTTTACAAGCATTTCAGCGGTGTCACCCTGTTTGATAATTTCATCTTTATGCTTCTGAACTTTGTCGTAATCATAAGACTCTTCTTTTTCTGCATTGAGTTTAAATGTCGAGTCAAACCATATGTCAAAAGGGTCTGTCGCTTTATTCGAGTAATATCTGCCCTCATAAGCAGTTTCATCCGGGTTAATTGCAACAACATCTACAACAGCCCTTGCTTTTCTTTCGGCATTAAGGAAATCAAAGTTACCGATAACTTCTGCCTTGTACTTTCTTTTTTCAAGGGCATATTTTATCTGTTCGTTAGATTTCCACCTCTGGGGAAGAACAAGGACAATCTTATTTGCATTTCCTTCAAGAATAATTTTTTCAGCCCATGCTTCAAATTCCGAATATGGAGGATTGCAGAAAATACAGTCCACTTTTTTATCAATCAATGTATTGTTATAAAAATCGCTCCCCAAAAGAATCACATCTTCCGGCAACTGTTCCGCAAGGATGTTTGATTTTTCGATGCCGTATTTTTTATAGTTTGAAAAAAGTTTGGAATGATAATTTTTGTGCTTGCAGTCGTAATTATAGAAGTAATCCGTCTTGTCGAGCTTTTCAAAAAACGAGCCGTTGCCGCATCCGATGTCAAGGATTGACTGCGTTTCACTTTCCGATTTTGAAAGCCATTCGGCAACTTTGTCTACAATTTCCTGTGTCGAAGGATAGAATTCAGTCTCTTCGTTGTGTTCATGCTGGATATTCACAAGCCGTGAAACCGATTTTTTTTCTGTCGTCATATCTACTCCCATGCTTTTTCAATACTAATTTTCAAATTTCGTCAAATCTACATAATTTTCAGGAATCTTTGAAAAGATATAATCCTTCGCTTCACCATTTAACCGGCGGGTAATTTCCCTGCCGCTTTGAAAATGAAGCGTCAAATTACATTTGTCCAACGGGCTGCCGTCATTGCCGCTGAACAAATCCGTTATAGAAAATTCATTACAATTAGCAATCTCATTTTTGAATTTAAAAATCATTTTACAGCTATCTCCTTGCTTCCAGCTCTACTATTTCCACATTCTTGAATACATCCTTCATATACAGGAAGTCCGGCTGTGTTTCAGCTTCAATCTTAGTTTTGCAGTTCGGCAATAGACACACGATAAACTCTCTATTCCCTTTTTTCATTTTTATTGCATACATCATATTTCTACTCCTTGCGGCTGTCGTACCGCACTTATGTTTATAATATATATCTTAATTATAAAAATGTCAATAACTTTTATCAAAAAGTTTGATTTTTTCTAATTACACGAAAAATACTCGGTTCTTAGCTTTTTAAATTATCTGTTGATGTCTTTCTTCCAATAGTCCAAGCAGTTCAAACTCGATTTTGGATGTTGGATTTTTTTCTAACCTTCTTTTTGTTTCTGCGATAGCGTTGTTAAGATCCGTTTCTTTCATTACCTTTATATAATTTTTTATTGTTTCATTCACCATCTTAAGCCCCCTTGCTCTTCTTGATTATATACTAACACATATTGTGTAATTCGTCAATGACTTTTTTCAAAAAATTGGAATTTTTTTAGCTTTCACGGGCAGAACGGATTTTCAGTTTTTGCCAATTTTGACTCAAATTCCTTCATTATGTCGTCCGTGACTCCGTTCCTGTATTTCTCCTTTATAGCCTCCAGTTTTTCGGGCGTATTCTCGTAATGTTTCCCGCTTGCCCTCAAATCATTGTCCAGAATCCGTTTGCTTCGATAGCATACAGAGCTTTGAATTCGCCTATATTCTTTCTGACCGATTTCCATCTGATATTCCCGAAGTTCCTCTTCAGAAACTTTCCTTCCCCTTCCCTTGCGCGGAGCCTGTTCCAATAGAATTCCTTTGCACAACCTGTTGTAATAAGCATTTCGGGTAAGACCATATTCCTTCCACGGCTCTGCACCTTTTAAATTCTTGCTGCCTTTTTTTCTGCTCATACTTATTTTATCCCCTTATATAAATTTGTAATTACAACTTTATGATGATGTAATCACCGAATATTTTTTCAATCATATTATTTCTCCATTACGCCACAAGGCTCATCATCAAGGAATGTGTACATCTCAAACAGCCGTTCCAGTGTTACCGGTTTTGCCTTGACACCGACCTCGACAAAGTTCTCACCAAAACCGACAATCATTCTTCTTCTGCCGTCAACCTTGTGCTTCACCCATATATCAATCATCTGCAAAGGATTTGCTGAATATCCGACTTTTTCCCGCTCCCAGTAATAAACAAGCTCATCATAGCTTTTGAACGGGCGGTATGTGTTTTTTTCTTTTGTTCCCTTCCAATGCGAAAGAATCCTTTGAAAGATATCATCTGCTGTAAGATTTCCCAAGACAGAATCGCACTCTTCTTCGTCTGCCGTCAAAAGCCCCTGGATTTCAAGGAGGTCTTTTTCATTGCCGGAACTGAATGAATGTTCGACTACAGAACATACACGCTTTTCGCCTTTTTCTGGATAGCAAATCTGATAACCTTGTTTGATAACTTCATTATGCTCAATCCATTCAAACGGGATGTGATTTTCTTCAAGCATCGATTTCAGCTTGAATATTTCGTTATATTTTTCTGACGGTTTGATACGGTATTCGTAGCGTGTACCTTCATTTATTCCATCTTCATCATCTACATCGTGCCAATCATTATATCCGACTATTTTATACTGTAGTTTCTTTCCTTCCGCATAAGCCTGTATTATAGGCAGCAATTCCTTTGCTTTTTCTCGATTCATTGTTCATCCTCCTTTTTAATGTAAACTTTTGTTACCTTTTTCTTTTCATATTCAAAAAATATTTCCGTATCATCACCAAACTTTTGGAATGCGTCCGCGTTTTTGCTTATCTCGGAAAGAAGCATTTGTATGTTTTTCTGGTTGTACATTCGGAGGCTCTTTAAGGCTGTTGAATGACGCTCAAACCAATTCTTTACGTCAAGCAGGGCTTGGAAGTATCCTTCATGCCTTGCCGTCTCTTTGTTCCAGTTAGCTATCATTCTTCCTCCGATAATTTATCCATCCAACTCCAAAAGTCTTCTAAATCAACATTATTTATATATGCAAGCAGAAAAAAAATTTTATCAATCCTGTCGCATAACCTTGTTTCATGGGAATATAAATTATTTATTAGGATTGATAATTTTTCCTGCACTGCAAAATTAGTATTTAATTCCTCAAACTTAGCTCTTTCATATTCTGCTTTTCGTCGTTGCAATTCTTTTTCACGAGCTTCTTTTTTAGCCTTATTTGATAAATATGTTTCCGCACATTTTGTCGATTTTATAGCCTCAATTTGTTCACTAGACAAATCGTTATAATTTTCAGGCCTGCTCCATCCTAATTCTTTAAAGGCTTTATAAACAGCAGCTTCTGAAAGCCCAATACTCCTTGAGAAAATTGTTATTCCCATTTTTTTCATCAAAATTTCTCCTCCCTTACATCAGCAAGGTGTATCGCATAAACAGGCTTGTCTATGTGTAAGTCCGTATCTTTACCTGTATTTAAAATCTTTATACTTTCAATATGTGCTATTAGGTATTTATTGGTATAACCTAGTCGCAATTTACAAATTGCATTGTCTGCACAACAACCGTAATACCACCCATAATCACGGCGGTGGTATTTCCCGTGTGTGAAGTTTTCAATTCTTTTAATCCAGTATGGCTTCACTTCCCGATACTCAATAGTCTTTTCGCCAGACTTGATTTTTTCGTACCATTCTTTTTTCAGCGGAAATATCAGCATGATTCACCCTCCTGTTTTTCAGAACCCTCTGAATAAAAACATAAAGATACATCAAGTTTTGTAATAAACGTCCCTCGCGGATAAAGGTTAATTTCTGCATCCACTTTTTTTTCGCACTCAACATAAACTCCTAAAGGTTTCAAAGCGTTTGCGATTTGCAACATTTTTTCGTTAAACCTATCAGCACTTATTCCAACTGAATTCATTGTTCTTCCTCTCTTTTGTTGACATATTCGTTATTCTTTACCATTAGTTTCCTCAAACTCTATATATTTGTCTAAATAAAATCTTGCTTTTTTTAGTTCCTGCACGGTTTCATCTTTCTTTCCAACGCGGCACAAGTATTTGAGAGCGTTGCCGCGCAAAAATCCTTTGTACTGATCCGGAGGCAACCATGCCTCAAGAACCTTGATACATTCATAGGTAGTGTCGCCACCGTATCTTTCAGGATGTGAAATAACACTTTTATCTTTTTCTTTATCAATTATTTT